TAATCGCGTCTAGTTTGACGATAGAGGTTATTTATGAGCGTACCACCCGATAAGTTAATGGAAATGATTGGCAAGCAACAGGGTAACCCTGCTGAAGCCCCGCCTGAATCAAACACCGCGATGTCTGATGCGACTACGGCTCCTATGTCTGCGCCAATGTCTACGCCAGAACCTAAAATGGGGAATCGTGAAGGTGCGCTAGTCAATATTTCGATGGCAATGGATTTGATTGAACAAGCCTTGCCAAGTTTAGGTAGTGAATCTCCAGAAGGTCAAAAAGCATTGAACGCTATTAGAGCGTTGAGTGGTTTGATTGGACCTCGCAAGCAAAAAACAAATGAACTCCAGCAATCTGAGATTATTCAGATGCTACAGAACTTGCCGCAAGCCGGTGGAGCAACACCAGAAGGCCGAGCAATGTCGCAAGCTCCTGCTGTCCCGAACCTCCCTCCTATGCCCGGTGCAGCACCTTCTCCAATGGGTGCGCCCGGTGCCGGTGGTGGCGGTGCTTCACCTCAACCCACTCCAATGTAAGGAATAATTATGGACCTGTTTAAACCAAGAGGTGCTAACAGCCCTCGTCGCCCTACAGACAACAACCAGCAAAACGGTGTTGTTACTAATCCACCACGTTTTGAGCAATTTGGCGGTTTGTCTAGTTCAGGTGCAATTGGCAGCAAGAACAAAATGGGCGTTCAAAAGCCCGGTGATGGAAAAAAAGTAATTTAATTTTATTAGGGGATAAGAATGAGTCTTGAAGATATGTCTTTTGAACAACGCGACCAACTTGCGTTGTTAATGCGTGAACTTTCTGATAATCCATCAACGAGAAAAGATGTTCTGCGTTTGACGAAGCAACTCAAACCAGACCTTGTTATCCCTGAGCTGGAAATAGAAAACACAACTAAATCGTACGTTGATAAGTTAGAACAGCGACTTATGGAACGTGATGCAAAAGACAGAGAGCAAGATGCGTTGCGCGACCTTGAGTCTCGCCGTAATAAATTAATTAAAAAAGGTTTAGTAGACCGTGAAGAAGATATTCACGAGGTGGAAAAAATTATGCTGGAAAAAGGCATAACTAACCATGAGGCGGCAGCAGAGTATTGGAATTGGATGAAACAATCCGCTACGCCAACGCCGACAGGCTACAACCCTTCAGCGGTTAGCAAGTTTGATTTAGGTAAATACTATAAGAACCCGCAAGCCGCAGCAAGAGATGAAGCAGCAAAAGCACTCCAAGAGTTGCGTAAAAATTCGCGACCCATTGGATTTTAATTAGTAGGGGATAAAGTTTTTAGGAGATAACCATGCCTATTGGTGGCGGTATCATTCCAGCTACAGGTAGTACGCAATATACCGAGTTGACATACGTCACACGGCGAGCGTTCATTCCGAAGCTGGTAGTTCAATTATACAACTCGACTCCGTTAATGGCAGCCTTGATTGCTAACTCGCAACAAGCCTCCGGCGGTGTTTCTTCCGTAACCGTTCCCGTTCAAGGCGCACAGTTTGTGAACGCACAATGGTCTGATTACTCTGGTTCGTTTAACCAGCCATCAGTCCAACAAGGTGCTTTCAACGCTGAGTTTGACTTGAAGCTGATGATTGCTCCAGTACCGTTCCTCGGTATGGAAGGTGCAGTTCAGCAAGACGCTGCAATCATTCCATTGATTGAAGCTCGTATGAACGATGCGACAAACGTGATGATGGATGCAATGGCAACTGCCTTGTACACCAACAGCACTAACACGCAACAGTTTACAGGTTTGCCAGCAGCTGTTTCTGCTTCTGGTACCTACGGTAACATCAGCCGTTCTGCTTACACTTGGTGGCAGTCAAAAGCCTACTCAGCAGGTAACGTCAACCCAACCCGTCAAAACATTCTTCAGTACATCTCTGGTACCGTTAAAAACGGTGCTGAAGTGCCTACGTTTGGTGTTTGCGGTTTTGGTACATGGACCCTGTTGGCGCAAGACTTTGTCGGTCAAGAGCAATACGTTATCACTCCCGGTCACGGTTTTGATGGCGACTCTAATGGACCACAAGCTGCTTTCCGCGCTTTGATGGTTGCCGGTGTTCCTATTTATCCTGACCCATATTGTCCAGAAGGTACGGTTTACTTCCTGAACACTAATTACCTCTCGCTCTACATCCATGAGCAAGGTTCGTTCGTGTTTACTGGTTTTGAATCGACCCTGCCAAACTGGCAGATTGGTTATGTTGGTGCTGTCTTGATGATTGCTGAGTTGGTTTCAACTAAGCCTAAGTCAATGTCAGTTGTGTCAGGTTACAACTCTCTAAGCATCTAAGGAGCTAACCATGTCACTAAGTACCAATAAAATCATTCTTGCTGGCGCACAGACTAACACCGCTGGTGCCTATTTCCTAACGACTACTGTTACAGCAGTCAGCACAGGTAACGGCACAGTTATTCCAGCTGGTGTTTACGTGATGTTCCCGCAAGCTAATACGTCTGTTTTGGCTTACAACGGTACGTCTAACGCTACCGTTATGCCAGCTAATACTGGCGGCGTCATCATTTCTGATGGTGTCAACGTATATGCTAAGACAACGGCAGCAAGCGATGTTGTGACTCTGTTGGCTACCAACGGTGGTCAGAACGTCAGCAGCACGTACACATCGTAAGGGGGCATCATGGCTAATTCTGATGCAGTATCGCAACTATATCTTGACAGTTTTAGCTTTGGTCGTCTTGGTGTTGTTCGCGGTACAACGCTAAACACCGCTGGTAACGCAGTTATCACCATTCCAATTCTGAGTGGTGGTTTAACTAACGGCGGTGGTGTAGCTAACTCGGGCGGCATTATTGTTCGTAGAATTACGATTCAAAATGGTTCCGGAAACGTTTCTAATGCAAACGTAAGCATATCCGCAACTGGTGATGGCGCAAACCTTATTACGGCTAACACCGTATTAACGAATATGTCCACTACTGGTCGTTATGCTGATATTAATGCAGCGGCACCATACACTAGCAATGTTGTATCCGGTAGCGTAACCCAATGCTTGTATGTAAATATTAATGCTATCGCTAACAATGCGAACACCGTTGATATTTGTGTATATGGCGACGTTGTGAGCTTCTAATTATGCAAACCGTCTATGTGACAAACAAATGGGATAAACCCATAACCTTTAGCTACAATTACATACCTTACACATTTCCGGTGGGTGAGAGTGTGGAAGCACCTCTAGAGGCTGTTTGTCACATATTCGGTCATAACGACCCTGATAAAGAACCGTATATGGCGCGGTTGGCAATGATTCAGACTAAGGCAGACATTCCTAGCGGATTAAAAATCCTTCAGAAAATTCTGATTACAGACCAGCCGCCAAAGAAAGACCACTCGTTATCCCCGGTGGTTGAGAGAGTACCCCTTCCTTCTACCAAGGGGGATGGGGGAAAAATCAATGTTGCAGCTTGATATGGACTTTAAATGTCTCAAACACTTCAAAGCTACATTACGTCGGTCAGATACCTTTTGCACGATGCAAACGCTAACTTTTACACCAACAATCAATTAACTGATTACGTTAACGGTGCAAGAGCAAGAGTTGTTCGTGATACGGGTTGTCTTCGCACAATCCAAACAACTCAAATTCCTTGCGCTCCGGGCGACTACGACATAAATACAGCAGCTCCGATTCTTTGGCAGACCGGTACGGTGGTCGCTTCTGGAGATTATGTATTTTCTAATATTTATATTTATTTAGTAACTAGCGGTGGCACATTAGGAACTGCGCCTGATTATCCTAACGCTAATAATGTTTATCCTCCAGACGGAACAATTTACACCGATACTACTGTTTCATTGCAATATGCTGGACCGTCAGAAATAATCAACTATGCTTCTTTACCGTCTGGTGTAAAAACGCTAGACGTTATTAACATCAATCTTTATTGGGGAAACTCCAGAATACCTTTGCGGTATATGGCTTGGACAGACTTTAACGCACAATTGCGTTATTGGCAGAACCGCATAGGAACACCGGTTGCTTACAGCATTTATGGGCAATCTCAAATATACATTGGACCCGTTCCCGACATATCTTACACGGCTGACTTAGATACGATTTTATTGCCAACAGATTTAGTGGCTCTCGATGATGTAGATAACATTAACGACCCGTATTCTAGTACCGTTAAATTTTATGCTGCTTACCTTGCCAAATATTATGAACAGTCGTTTGGTGAGGCTGAAGTTTATTTAGGACAGTATAAACAACAGATTCAATCGGTTCAGGCGTCCGTCTACACTAGAAGGCTGCCGGACCCATACTCTAGAGCGTACTAGGTCATGGCATCGGCAGAACAAAAAAAATCATACGAAGTTTTTAAGAACTTTCGTGGAATTAACACGAAAGCTAACCGTACGGCTATTGGTGATGACGAGTTTTATTGGCTTGAAAATGCCATGCCAATTGGCTACGCCAATTTAAAAACAACGCCTACGTATGACGATGTTGGAAGTATTACTTTTGCTAATACTGTTGTAAATTTCTTTTCAGCCAATATTGGCATTACAGATTACTTGTTAGCCTTCCAAAATGACGGAAGTTGTGAATACGTAAATCTAACAACTAATGTTAAAGGTACATTAGCAGCAGCAGGTACGTTTACAACTACGGGCGGCATTAATGTTAGTCAATGGAAAAATGACCGTGTTTTAATTATCGACCCTGTTAAAGGCTACTATACTTGGAATGCGGTTAATTTAATTTCCGTTGGCTCAATTGCCTCTATTGGTATAGTCAATCAAGGAACTGGATATACCTCAGCTCCTGCTGTAATTATTTCCTCACCAAATCAAACAAACGGAATTCAAGCGACTGCTGTTGCTACGATTTCTAACGCTAATGTTATTTCGTCAGTAACTTTAACTGAAGCAGGTTCTGGTTATACGTCATCTCCAACCATAACATTAAATGGTGGTGGAGGAACGAACGCCAACATTATTGCAAGTGTGCTTACGTTCGCGCAAGGAACGGTATCTGTTTTAGTCACAAACGGAGGTACTGGATATTCCAATGCGGCTAACATTTCCGTAAGCATTGCTGGCGGTGGTGGAGCAGGAGCAGCTGGCAAAGCAATTATTTCTGGAAACATTGTTACTCAGGTCATTATGACCAACAACGGTTCTGGATATACAAATCAATCTAACATTACGGTATCTATTACTGGTGGTGGCGGAACAAACGCTACTGCCTCAGCCATTATTAATACAAACACTAATTCAGGAATTCAATCGTTTTCTGGAAGAGTTTGGATTTCTAGCGGAAGAACTGTTTATTATTCTGCTGCTGGCTCATACAGCGATTTTGTAACGGTATCAGCCGGAACAATAGTTTTGACTGATTCTACGTTACATGGAAACATTATTCAATTATTGTCAGCCAATAACTTTTTGTACATCTTTGGTGATGACAGCATTAACGTATTTTCTGACGTTAGAGTAACCGCTGTTGGAACCACGTTATTTACAAACACAAACGTAAGCGCATCAATAGGAACAAAATTAAAGTACGCTATTTTCCCGTACTTCCGTTCTGTTCTTTTTATGAATGATTACGGTGTTTATGCTCTTGTTGGTTCTACAACATCAAAAATTTCTGACCCTTTAGATGGAATTTTTCCAAATATTGATTTTGTTAATGGTGCTGTAAATGGTGGTCAGGTACTTTTAAACAATATTTTGTGTGCGGCATTTAATTTTAAATATACAGGTGGATTAGGCTATTCTTCTCAAGATAGATATATTCAAGCGATATTTTTTGAGAAGAAATGGTTTTTTACAAGCTCCGACGATAATTTGAAATATGTAACGTCTGTTCCGGTAGGTGGAAGAGTTACTTTGTTTGGTACTAATGGGAATTCGTGCGTCAAGATGTACGCAAATACAACATCAACTGTAAACAGTTATGTTCAGACTTCTTTGAACCCAATGAAGGACCCAATCAGAACTAAACAGGCGTTGAAAATTGGAGTTGAAGCGACGTTGGATGCAGGGGCTAGTATTGCTGTAACTGTTGATTCTGAATCTAATACATCTCCTGTAATTTCTTTGCCGTCAGGTATTAGCTGGATTAATATTTACAATGGAATTATTCCTTGGATAAATAATTCTTCTGTAGAAATAGAATGGACTTCAGGCGGCATTGGATACACGTTATACAAATCTGACGCCAAGCAATATGGAAAATATTTAGGTATGACAATTACATCTAGTACACAAGGAATTGTGTACAACGGTTTTGAATACGAACATGAATTAAGAACGAGGTTTTAATATGAGTGTACCTTATACATTT